GCGCCTTCCGGTGGTGCTACTATCGGCGCATGGTTGTCACAACTTTCTTGTTTTACTGAGGAAACCAGTTCAGGTGCCTATCAAGAATACTGGCTACATGACACCAGTCAGGAGCCGATTGTTATCGGTCAGGGCGAGGGTATCAAGGTTATACAAGGAACCGTGGCAAGTGTTGGTAATATCGGTTTCATGGTGGAATTTGGAATCATCGAACAATGAAAGTGGTTTTCTGTGTTCCGACGATGACGAAGCCTTTAAAGGTGACGTTAGACAGTTTAGAGGCGTCGATACCGCTGATTAAAAAGGCGGGTTGGGATGATTACATGGTATCCGAGCAGGGATGCCCTTATATCTCAAACGCCCGGGCAACGATGTTAAGAAAGGCTTTGGACGTTCAAGCGGACGTTATTGTTTTCATCGACCATGATGTTTCATGGGAACCGAAAGACTTGTTAACCCTGATAGAGACCGAGGGGGATGTAGTTGCGGGGACGTATCGCTTTAAAAAGGATGAGGAGGAGTACATGGGAATGTGCTTACCTTACCCCGACGGACAACCGCAAGTAAGACAGTCTGACGGTGCTTTGCGGGCGTATTGTGCACCTGCTGGATTCTTGAAGATTACGAAAGAGTGCGTTAACACCTTTATGGGCGAATTTCCTGAACTGTGTTATGGGGATAAGTTTGCGCCCTCGGTGGACCTGTTCAACCACGGCGCACATGAGGGCGTTTGGTTTGGTGAAGACTACGCATTTTGCCGTAGATGGCGTGAGACTGGTGGGGATGTGATTCTGGTGCCTGATTTGAATATTTCCCACTGGTCGGGGGATATCGAGTACAAGGGGAACTATCACCGGTATTTACAGCGCCAGCCTGGTGGATCCGAAGCGCTCCATGTTGCGGGGTAACTTACTACACGTTGGCGGCGGTGGTGGTCCCTTGCCGGAATGGGCGCAGGGCGTTACTGAGACGACCTTAGACATCGACCCTAAACACAATCCTGATATCGTTGCCTCGATGGTGGATATGGGCAAGATTGGTAAGTATGATTTTGTTTTCTCGTGTCATTGTTTGGAACACGTTTTCCCGCATGAGGCCAAAAAGGCATTAAAGGAAATGCGCCGTGTTTTAAAGGACGGCGGCACGAATATGGTAATTGTCCCCGATTTAGACGGTATTAGACCGAATAACGATGTGGTCTACGACAGCCCTGCAGGCCCCGTGACGGGTTTAGATATTATCTATGGCATGGCCAGCCTTATCGAAGAAAACCCCTTCATGGCCCATAAAACGGGCTTTACGATGGATTCATTAAAGGCTGAGTTCAAAGAGGCTGGTTTTAAAGACATTACAGGGACGGTTATCAATGAATTTCATAGTATTATGGTGACAGGAGCAAAGAAATGATATTAATGCAAAAGAACGGCGCTTTCATGAATTGTTACAATCCCAGAGAAGTAGCGATTACAAAAACGAAGGGTTGGGAGCTAGCGCCGGTAGCACCACCCCCGAAGAAAACCCGTAAGAAAAGGGTTAAAAAGTGAGCACGGTTCAAGAGACCATCGACGCGGCATTGCAGAAAATCGGGGTCATTGAATATTCCGACACGGCCAATGCAACTGATTCAGCCGACGCATTGACTGATTTAAACGACATGATGGCCGAATGGAAAGTGTCTGATATGGATTTAGACTATTTCCCACAGGATGATTTAACGGCGACCATGCCAAACCCTGATTGGGCGGATAGTGCGATAAAGTCTAATCTGGCAATTAAGTGCTCGACTACCTTTCGCGCAAGGGTGCCGCAGAATGTCTATGACGAGGCCCGGGAGGGTAAGAACCTGGTCGCCAGGACGTTGATTAACCTGAATCTCGAACAGGCCGACATGACGCACTTGCCACAGGGCGAGGGCAAGTTTGGCCGCAGCATACTGACTGACTCATGAGACTACCCGTTATTAGTGATATGCACATCAACGCCTTTTCAGGTGCGGGTATCACTGAATTAGAGTCAGGGATTACCAATGGGGTAGGTGAGAAAAGGGGCGAGATTAACTATCTAACCCAGCGCCCGCCTATCGATATGTTTGGTGATGCCTCAGACGATATATCAGATGCACGAGGGCGGGCTATTTACTACTGGAATGACGCCAGTGCTTTATACATATTCAACGCGGATACGATTTATAAAACAAATTACGGCACTATTTTAAGCGCATCACCGACTACAGGCACGAAGAAGTGCGTTTTCCTTGAGATTGGCGGTGAACTTGTCTTGTTGGATTCCGAGAACGGGCAGGGTTGGGTTATCACCACGGCGGGCGGTGTTACGGAAATCACCGATACTGACTTTCCGCCTAAACAAACACCCGCAGTTCCCTTAGCTTACGGTGGCGCTGTTTTAGATACTTATCTGTTTGTTTTGGGTACGAACGGCACTATCTACCAATCGGCCACCTTGGACGCGTCTGTATGGGGTGCGCTGGACTTCCTGAACGCATCCAGAGAGCCGGACGGCGGTGTATATTTAGGGAAGCATCACGATAACATTGTCGTTTTGGGCTTTGGGACGATTGAGTTTTTCTACGATGCTGGTAATTCAGTCGGGTCGGTCCTAAGCCGTAGGCAGGACTTATCCTACAATACAGGTTGTTCTAGTGGGGAAAGTGTTTGGGAAGAAGACGACCGACTATTTTGGGTTGGTCCTAATTCGTCCGGTAGTCTGGGCGTCTACACAATGATGAACTTTCAGCTTAAAAAGATATCCACCAGCACGATAGATTCATTTATCACCCAGGCGATAGAACGGGACGGGTATTCATCGGTCGGATGTGGTTTAAGCGGACAGGGGCATATTTACTATACATTGACCCTATACCGCACCCCTTCTGACGTATCCCCTGAAATCACTTTGGTCTGGGATGACGTTACAGGTTTATGGTCGGAATGGTATTCCACGGTTAACGATATGACCAAGTTTGATTTAATCGCGTGGACTAAAAGGGGCGGTGCGTCGGAAAGGTTTGGTGAGGGCATTATATCCAATGGTGATTTAATCTCTATTAATGACTCGCTAGGGGCGCAGGACACTTTAGTCGGTGCAACCTATGTCACCACGGGCTATGTCGTCGCGGGGTATGTTAAGAACACCAGTGACACGGGTACGGCGATAGAAATGAAATCCCGCCCGGGGATGGTCGATGGTGGTACAAATCAATGGAAATACCCCACTGAGTATCGATTTGTCGGGGATGAGACCGCTAACAGCCAAACGCTGACCCTAAAATGGTCAAATGAAAACAATCTAGCCTTTAATACTGGCCGGACTATGGATACATCAAAATATCAGAAAATCACCCGATGCGGCCGGTTTAGACGCAGAAACCACGAACTTTCATACGCAGGCACAGATCGTATCAGGCTTGAGGCTATAGAGGGTGATATGCCTGTCGGGGATAATTGAGTGTGGATAATCTTGAGCCGCCACCTAGCAACATCCGCGTATGGGATTGGTCATGGATAAAATGGTTAAACAACCTTTATGAATGGGTTAAAGCGAATAACATGAAAGATTACGCTTTGGAGGTCAGTAGGGGCAATGTTAATGGGGTATCGGCGGTCAACAAGTTTGGCCGTTCAACGAACGTGGACACGGAAAACACCGACATTTGGGATGTTGCCAATTCAACAGACGATCAACCCATCTGGTTAGCGCCCACAGCGGCGAGGATACATTCTATTGTCAGTACCAGCGCGGCAGATGCCGCAGCCGGAACAGGGGCATTGTCTTTAACGGTATACGGCCTAACAGACTGGGATACCAAGGAAACCAGCGAAACGGTGACTTTAACCGGGGCAACACCGGTTAACACGGTAGGCAGTTATGTGATTATCCACAGGATGGTTTGCAACTATCAAGCATCGACAACCTCGGCTAATGTTGGGGTTATCACAGCGACAGCGGCGACAGACAGCACAATAACCGCACAGATTAACGCTTTAGAGGGCCAGACCCAGATGGCAATATATGGATTCCCGTCGATTCAAACCTTTTACATGAACGATATGTATGGTGGCGTGAATAAGCAAATCGCTGGCTCAAGCAATATGAGTTTATTATTCAACCCCAACCCTGGTGTTCAGGAGCTTGGTTTTTCGGTTAAAAGTACCTTTGCAACTAATAGCGCAGGCGAAACTATGGCTGAGCGAATATTCAGGCCACCGAATAAGTTTTCAGGGCCGGGGATTTTAAAAGTACAAGGCTACGGCTCGGTGGTTAATTTAGACGTGAGCGCCGGTTTTGGTGGATACTTGGTGGATAACTAATGATATCAACAGGATATAGATAATGCCCACATTAAGAACGAGAGCAAGCAAAGGCTCGGAGCTAACCCATAACGAGCTCGATGCCAACTTTTTACGCACGGTCACGCAAAAGACGACGACGTATCAGGTTTTAATATCTGATAACCGTTCGATTATTGAGGGTAGCCACGCTGCAA